CGGAGCATCTGCCGCGCCGCCCGATGCCAGAGTCAAAACCTTTGCATCTTTTGCGTAGGTCGGAATTTCGGACGGAATCCATGTCACCCCATCATGCGTATAGGAAAGAGAGGTGAGCAATGCACGGTCGTCCGTTGTCCGCACCTCCAGCACTTCGGAACTGCCGCCCGCCGCCATGAGTTCCTTGATCTGTCGGTCGGTATTCCGAAGAATCACACGGTCAAACAGCAGATACAGCCCACCGAGAATCAGTGCGCCGATGACAACGGCAAGGATGATTTTTACGCCGACAGAAATCTGCCCTTCTCCGCGATTGTTTTTCAGTCGTTTCATGTTCCCACCTCAGTACCGTTTGGTAGATGTCATTTCCCATTCGATTCCGTCATGACTGCGGTAGGATCTTCCGTCCCCGCAACTCACCGTCACATACGAAGTTCCGTTGCCGACGGAAATCGATTTGCTGTCTCCGATGGACGGAACCCACTCCTGCGCATCACGGCTGACATACAGGCGGGCGCCGCTTCCGTCCTTGATAACCGCAAGGAAAGCCGTCTTTTCCCGGTAGGTTCGTGTAAGAACCGTACTGACCGTAGCAGACGCACTCACACCCGGAATGGTGCAATCCTTCCAGGTCTCTCCGTCGTAACTGTACTGCACGGAGTTCCCGTCTTTCCGAATCTGCACCGTATCTTCGGTGTGGATCATCCCCTCCACCTTCTGATTCAGCTTCGGGAAAATGACATTCCGGTACAGTGAAAACAATCCGCCGAGAATCAGTACCCCGACCACCACGGCAATGATAATTTTCACTGCCGTGGCGGTAAAGACTTCACCCCGGCGGCTTGACAATCCTTTTTTCATACTGTCACCGCCTTACCGTTTTCAGATCAGGTGCCGGAATAGTTGAACATCTTGCCGATCTCGGTGTTGAGATTGGGAAGAATGGTGGTCTTGAACAGCGCATACAGTCCGGCAAGGATGACTCCGCCGACCACGACCGAGATGATAATCTTCACGCCGGTATCGACATAGCCCTCACCGCTTACCGACTGAATTGCGGTCTTTGCCGCAATCGCCTTCTTGTTGCAGAAATTCTTGATCTTGTTGATGAGCTTTTTCATTTTCTCTTTCTCTCCTTTGGATTGTAAATTGTAAATCGGATTTGTCCGGCATCAGTTGCCGGCGTAATTGAACATCTGGCTGATCTTCGTCGTCAGCGTCGGAATGATCGTCGTGTTGAACAGTGCGTACAGACCCGCAAGCAGAACGCCGCCGACCACAACGGCAATGATGATCTTCACGCCGGTATCGACATAACCCTCACCGCTTACCGAAGCCAGAGCGAGGTTGGCGCGGGCAGCTTTACGGGAAATGAAATTCAGGGCAGTCTCCTTCGCCGATTTGAAGAAATTGCCGACCTTCTTAAAAAATTGTTTCATGATGTTTCTCCTTTGTTTTTTGAAATGAATTGGTTTTGTTTTTTGGTAAAATCGTTGTCGGTCGGACTACCGCGAGGACATAGGCACCACTCCTTTGCAAATAAAAAAGCCCTCATGCTTTTGCTTGAGAGCTATGTAAAGGAGAACCTGCCGGAAAAGGAAAAGGGTGTTTCATTCTGCGAAACGCCCACATATGAAAAGTATTATTTGCATATCAGGAGGATAACCTCATCAATCGCATCGGTGTACCGTCCCTCGGCAAGCAACTTGTTGCGACGGATCATCAAACAATCCAACAGCAACCGATATTCTTTGTCGGTCAGGGACAGACGGTATTTTTCTTCCTTTCGATGAAACAGCATATCCGGAACCTCCTGTATGTATTTTCTTTTTCACTGTTATGATAGCACGAAACCGGATGCTTTGCAAGTGTGCGGATATAGATCCTTCTTTTTCCGGTAAGTACGGTAGGTTCGAGGGGTTAGATTCTAAGAAAGGGGAACAAGAGAAAGAAAAAAGCGCTCAGCACCTAACCCCTCAAAACGCACTGACCGCTTTCCCCCTGCTACAGATCATTCCGTAGCGTTCATCTTGCATCCCTGTTTGCCCGTCTCTGCCTGATTCGGGCATAGTAATCCTCCAATGCCGCAATAATGACTTTCTCAATCTCCGCCTGCGGCGTTCCACGCTCAAAGAACCGATCCAGCCGTTCTGCCGGAATCTTAATTTTCTCTTTCTGGTTGGCTTTCTCCTCGGTCATGATAGCGAAAATTGCGTCCATGTCCAATTTTCCTTCCTGGCTGAGCTTTTTCATGCGGCAAGCCTGCGACAGAGACGGCGTGCAATCCTCGCTGTCTATGGTTTCTACCAAGTCCCGCTGCTCGTCCTCCGTAAGGTAGGATATTTCCACGGCAGGGCGGAAAGCCATCCGACCGTCATCCACCAATTCCAAAAGCTCCGGGACAAGTTCGGTCAGGCGGATATAGCGGCGTACCTGATCTGCACTTTCCCCAGATTGCTCCCCTATTTTATCAGCAGATTCTACACCTAACTTCCCCGCCAATGGCGTGGAAGTTAAATCGTTACGCTTTCCCTGGCATTTTATTGCTTCCAATTTCATTTTATAAGCAAACGCTTTTTCGCTCGGCAGAATGTGTTCCCGTTGCAGATTGCTGTCCACCATAGCGATCACCGCTTCTTCTCTGCTCATCTCCCGCACAATCGCCGGCATGAACTCAATCCCAAGCGCTTTGCAGGCATATTTCCGCCTGTGACCGGAAATCAGTTCATAGCGCCCATTTTCACAGCGCCTTGCCACAACAGGAGTCAGAACACCGTACAGAGATATGCTGTCCTTCAGCTTTTCCATTTCTTCATCGTCCTTTACCTTAAACGGATGTTCCGGGAAGTCGTCGATCATTGCCACTGCTACCCTTCGTACCTTTTCCCTTTTTGCATCCGTCGGAGAATACTCCTCCTGCAAAGTTTTTGTTTCTTCCATGCGCCCCTCCAAATAAAAAATACCGTCTCTTTGAATCGTTCGATCATCCCTTTCAAGTGGGAAATCGCGGACGAGTGTTAATCAAAAAGGCGGTATGTATTTTCCGTTTTAGAGGCAATTTTCTTAGGTTTACAACCGTTCGGTAGAATCTTTCGACCGAATGAGTGTAAACCTAATTTTTAGCGTGTTTTTTGCAACGAAAATCTCCGAAAATTTCATTTTGGCACGAAAAAAGCCCCAAAATCAATGATTTTGAGGCTCATTTTGGCGCAATGCTATAAAAGGGAAACCTCCTAACTATCAATAGATTTCCGCTCCAATTCACTTTACACTAACATAATACCACAAATTGTTGCGTTGTAAATACCTTTTGCAGAAATAAACCTAAATAATTTCCTCTCCCCTGAATCCACCTTTGAGAGTGACAACAATTCTCCCATCGTTTGAAACTGTGATACACTCCACCAAGCGGCGAACTGTAACATCATCATATTCAACGAAAGTGTCCTTGTCTGTTTGAGCAATGTAATTGAGTATTCGTTCCACTTCTCTATTCAGATCATCAGAAGAAGTTGCTTTTGCTTTTTCAGTAGAAAGCTGTTCACGTAGGGCGGCAATCTTATCGTTAATCTTTTTAATCTCAAGTTCGTATTTTTCCGCCTCTCCGCCTGTCGAATACAAGCGGTCTAACAAAATACTCATTTGATCGTAATAACTCTGAATTTGATTTTCGATAGCGTACACATCAAGCACAGAATCATTTCCGGTAAGAGCATATTGCAAATTGTTTCTTATCAGCTCCACAACCTCATCACGGTTACTCATCATTTTGGAAAGACAACGGCAGATTGCTGCATGAAGCTTCTTTTCCTCAACCCCTATCGAATCCTTGCAAATTTTTGTCCCGTGCTCAATACGATTTATACACCGCCAATAAACAATTCTTTGTCCGTTTTTCGTTTTTCCCTTTCTTTTATAATGCGCCCCGCAAGAACCGCAAACCAAGATATCAGACAAAGCGTATATCCCACTATGCTTACCGCGTTCGGTCAATGCAAAGTCGGATTTGCTTTTTTTACTACATCTTCTTGCCAATTCAACCTGCACAATATTGAATGTATCCCTATCAATAATCGGAGGGTGATTGTTTGACACCAGATACTTCGGCAATTCTCCGCGATTTACCTTTGCCTTCTTGTCAATACAGTTGCTGCGAAATGTTTTTTGTAAAAGAACATCACCAATATACTTTTCGTTTGTCAATATTCGCTGTATATGTTCCGGCTGCCATTGCAGTTTTCCTGAATAGGTTTTGACCTCTTCCGATCTAAGCCTGTCACAGATTTGCTTCATGCTATACCCGTCAATAAATAACTGATAGATCTTTTTAATAATCAACGCTTCTTCCTCAACAATTACCGGAATGCCATCGTCTCCCTTTCTATAGCCATAGCAATTAAAGTTTGTCATATAGGTGCCGCTTCTCATTCTCTGCTGAACACCCCACTTGACGTTGGCACTTATATTTTCACTCTCAGACTGTGCGATAACGCTGAACAAACCTATAAGCATTTCATTTTCTGCCTTGAGTGAATCGATAGCTTGTTCTTCAAAATAGACGCCGATTCCTTTTGCACGGAGCTTTCTTGTCCACATCAAACTATCTACGGTATTACGAGCAAAACGGGAAACCGATTTAGTAAGAATGAAATCGACCTTTCCTTTTTCGCAATCTCTCATTAAACGGAGAAAGTCTTTTCTCTTTGTAGTCGCAGTTCCCGTGATACCTTCATCAGCATATATTCCCGCAAAAGTCCAATTAGGATTTTTGGCTATTGCTTCCGTATAGTAGGCTATCTGAGCTTCATAACTGTTAAGCTGATCTTCAGAATCAGTAGACACACGGCAATATGCCGCTACTTTTTTCTTTACAAATTCGGTCGAGGTTCTTGAAAGAAGCGGATTAGCTTCTATCCTCGTAACAATTCGACTACTATTAGCTTGCATTTTCAGCCTCCGTATGCTTTGGGGTATTCGTCAGGGCAATGTCACCGATGAAATACACTGTAAATTCTCCCGTATGTCCCACGGTTATTTTCTTAACTGTTCTTTTAAGCAATGCTTCGTCAAGCTCACTCTGCTCGGTAAGCCGGTCATACTCCGAGGACAAGGCATTTAATACATGTTTGCCACCTCCCAATACACAACATTTGTATCGCTCGGAAGCACAGTCGAGTATCATTGTGGCAGCTCGCTTGAAGTCAATTTCTGTTTGCTCAAGCAAGCGATTTACTTCATTGCTCTTTCGTATCACTTCAATACTTCCGATATATTCGGTATTTTTTACGTGAGCCGTTAGTAGGTTCGGTTCCCGTATTGCTCTATTGAGCACCGATAAGATACTCTCACATATCGTTCTGTCATCAAGATAAACAGAGCATTTACACTTACCTTTGCAAATCCATTTTTCGCGGGTTCGCCATTTATTGATTCGGCTGAATGTTTCTCCGCACTCCGCACAAAATAGCATATCTTTAACAGTTGCCATCAAAGGTGTCAAAACTGCTTTTTTACCTCCCTTCTCGGCTCGTATATTTTTCGCTAAGTTGAAATTGTTCGAATCAACGAGCCGAGGGAAGGTTTCATTGCCAAGATACCTTTCGTCTGCAAGGATACGGGAAACCATGTTTTTATTCCATACCTTTGTGTCCTCGAAGTATGTAACCTCTTGCTCGGTCAGGGCTTCGGCGATACCGAGCAGAGTTTTTCCGGAAAGATACATATTATAAATTGAAGAGATTATTTCGGCTTCACCGTTGTTCACAACATATCTACCACCCACAACTTCATATCCGAAAGGAATATTTCTTATCTTCATTATTATATAACCTCCGTTATTTCTTCATTGAGTATGATACCGCCTTTCAGTCTATACGAAACGGTACCATCTTCCTCAACGATTATCTTTTCGATAATAGCCCGAAAGATTTCTTCAGAAAAGTCGATCAGCGCCTTCGGTTTTTCTTCCAATTCTTCTTTCACATGAAAAAGGTTTTCAATAATGCTTTCTTCTTCGCAGTTCTGCAATAGCTTGAGTCGGCGGCTTCTGAGTTCTGTTAACCTGCCCCGCAGTCTATTTGTCTGCTCTATAAAAGATATCTCATCAAGAATACCTTTACTGCGAAAGTTCTCAAATCGACTGTTTTGCTCGGAAAGTCGCAATATCTCGCCGTCGATCTGATTGATTTCCGCATTACCTCTTGTTCTTTTGTTTTGTAATTCCGAAAGGTCAGCAATCGTCTTATCAAGGATTTCTTTTTCAAAAGTGCGCAATTTGTTATAGGCTCTTACAAATCCTTTCTTGACCGCTTCTTCGGTCAAGTTAGGAGAGTCGCAGTCAAATCCGCTTATACTCTTTTTTGAACACACCCAATAAACCACATCGTTTTGCACTTTCCTACGATATGACCATCCGCAATGACTACATATAATCATATGAGAAAACAAATATCTTTTTCGATTTTGAATTGTCTTGTTATTTCTGTCAGCCAATAATTGCTGAACTGCTTCAAAATCATTCCGAGAAATAATTGCCTCATGCGTATTTGAAATATAGAACTTGTCTCTTTCACCTTTATTACGAATACAACGAAGCGGTAACATCGGCGGCGTATAGTGTTTTTGTGTTAAACTATCTCCGATATATTTCTCGTTTGTGAGGATATATCGAATAGCAGGGTTGTTCCATTGTCTGCCGTTACCCTCAATCGCTTCTCGGTTCAGCTTGGCGGAGATACTGTTTATACCAAGTCCCGATAAGTACATATTGAATATTTTACGAACGATCTCAGCTTCTTCCGGAATGATTTCAAGATTTCCGTTTACAAGTCTGTACCCAAAAGGAGCGCAGTACGTTGTAAAGGTTCCGTTTTCCATCTTCATTCGGTAGGCACTTGACACACGAATCGAGCCTGCGAGTGCTTCGCTCTGTGCAAAGGCACTCTTTACATACAGTACCATTTCCGAGTTCATCGTTTTGGTATCTATATTATCGTTTTCAAAAACAACTGTCGTACCGCAGTCCTTTAGTGCTCGGATGCTTTCAATACATTCAAGTGAATTTCGGGCAAATCGAGAAACGCTCTTGCAAAACACTCTGTCGATACGACCGAGCTTTGCATCGCTCAAAAGCCTCTTAAACTCTTCTCTCTTGGACATTGCTGTTCCGGTAATTCCTTCGTCTGCATATATGTCCACGAGGATCATATCTTCTCTTGAACCTATATAATCCGAGTAGTATTTGACTTGTGCGAGAAAAGAGTTCTCTTGGTCATCGGAGTCCGTTGAAACACGGCAATATGCCGCTGCTTTTATCTTTTGGTCCTCGGTAGACAGTTCCGAAGAAGGTCTTATTATTTGTACTGTTCTTTGGGCATTCATGTTTTCGCCTCCTCTCGCTGGTATTTTACCGCTATGCGGTAAAACGGACAAATGTGCAAACGGTTTCGCCGTACATTTGACAAAACGTGAATATGTATTTTGCTGATTGCCTCTTATAACGAATATTTAACGCAATCCTGCATATCATATAATATACAATTGGCAGTTTCGGGATTTATGCTGTTAATATCGATTATCTACCCCGATTTCGGGATTTTATATTGACAAATACCGTCTTTTGTGATACAATATATTCGGATCAAAATACAAGGAGGGTCGCAACATGACCGAACGCACCGAGTATCTGAATAAATTGATTGAATGGAAGGATGAGCAGGTCATCAAGGTAGTCACCGGCATCCGACGCTGCGGAAAATCCACCTTGCTTGAATTATATGCCGATTATCTCCGAAGCACAGGCGTTGCCGACGAGCAGATCATCTTCATCAACTTTGAAGATTTGGAAAACGAACATTTGCTGGACTATAAGGTATTGTACAAGCACATTTGCGACCGCTTATGTATGGACAAATACACCTATATCTTTCTTGATGAAATACAAAAGGTCGAAAATTTTGAAAAAGCGGTTGACAGTTTGTATATCAAGAAGAACACCGACATCTATATGACCGGCTCCAACGCCTATATGCTTTCAGGCGAGCTTGCCACGCTTCTTTCCGGCAGATATGTGGAAATATCAATGCTTCCGTTTTCCTTCAAGGAATATCTGGAATACCATCCGTCCGAAGACAAAGCATCTGCACTCGCCGCCTATATGAGCGACGGCGGATTTCCCTATATATCCGTAATGGAGCATTCCAAATCCAAAACCGATATGTATATTGAAGGCATTTACAATACAATTATTGTAAAGGATATCGAGGATCGTCAAAGGAAACGGGAAAGTGATCCAAACAAACGAAAGGTTGCAGACATTGTCCTTCTGAAAAGCATTGCAAGGTTTCTGGCGAATTCCATCGGTAATCCTATCTCTTTCAAAAGCATTGCCGACTATATCACCTCTACGGGACGAAAGGTATCTCAAAGCACCGTGTCCGACTATGTGGAAGCTCTCTGCGAAGCATTTATCTTTTATCCTGCCCTGCGTTTTGACATAGGCGGCAAGGAGCTGATGAAAACAAATCAGAAATACTACATTGTTGACCTTGGACTGCGCAGACATCTGATTGCAAAGCGAAGCTATGACCTTGGTTTTTCTCTTGAAAATCTTGTATATCTGGAGCTCTTACGCCGTGGATATAATGTCAATGTCGGAAAAGTCGGAAATACCGAAGTCGATTTTGTAGCCAAAAAAGATGACCGCTATTATTACTTTCAGGTTACCGATACTATGACATCGGAATCGACCTTCAACCGCGAGATCGCACCATTGCAAAATATTCCCGACAACTATCCCAAAACCATTCTGACAAATGAAAGACTGACACTTGGAAATTACAACGGAATAGAAGTTGTGAATGTCATTGACTGGCTCTTGGAATAAAATCATATATGTACTATGCCTACGGTTTTTCGCCGTAGGCATTTTGCATAATGCCATATGCTTACAGTGCTACGGGTTTACACCCCATAGATTCTGCATTGCGGCGGTTCAGTCTCTCAAGAACTTCCCTGCTTGCAATTCCGTCTTTTAACATACGACGGATGATATCAAGGGAAGAAAGGTAAATTATCTGCTTTCTCAAATCTTCGCTCATTCTCTCTCCTCAAAACTTCTTTTCAAGTTTTTTCTTCGGATCATAATCGTTGTAGATTTTCCAGATCTGGTAGATGTACTTTTTGTTTCTCGGACGCTCAATATCGGTGACGATATTATCACGGATTTCGATAGGTTCTTTGATATCTTTAAGTGCGTCTACGAGAATGTCTCTGGCGTAAACATTGGCATAAGTACCGACAAACTCCGTTATCGCCCTCACAACTTCAAAACGAAGTGAATCCGATTTGCCACCCCATACCTCAAACAAAACACCCATTGCTTCGATATAAAGATCCTCGCCTAAATTACGATAAGCATTGAGTGCTGTGCTCACGCAGGCAAGATGTCTCTCAAAACGTGTACCCTTCAATTCAACTTGAATACCAACCTTTTCGGTTGCCGCATTAAAAGCAACTGCTTCGGCTTCTTCTCCAAACAGATTTGCGCGGAGTGCTTCTCCGGAACGAAGTTTCGATGAGAAACCGGTTTGCATGGCGAACAGCCTTGCTTCCTCTTTTGCATCCATTCCCTTATACACTTTGCAGAGTATTTCGGTAGGCTTTTCCCCGTTCATGGACTCTCTTGCAAGAATTGTGTGCTGTCCGTCGAAAACATAAAATTTCCCGTCACGAGCACTAATCTTGGGTTCATTGGCAATTCGCTCATCCCACTTGCTCACAATATGTGCGATTTTGTCCTTGTCTTTTTTTCTCTGATAGGATTTTCTATCAATTACAAACAGGTTACTGGATATAGTTTTCATTTGATAAGGTCTTTTAATAGCCATTTTATTTCTCCTCAATGTTATTTAGAAAATCTTGAATTTTGTGTAGCACCCTATCCACATACTTCTTATCGGTAAGTAAGTCAGGGTATTCGGTAAAATATCCGCCAATAGTATCAATGGCGATATCGACATCAGTTTCAAATGCTTTGAGCATATCTGCTCCCGTTGCCGGCGGGCGTTCGGTATTCAAGTGTCCTGCGTAAAGGTTATCAATAGAGCGAAACAGTTCTTTTCGTCTTTGTCTTTCCTGTTCACGCTCCTCCCGACTCATGTTAGAAGTAGGAACATATAGACAGTCCACAAGTTCTTTTCTCTTCTCAGGTGAAGCTTTGCCAATCGTCAGCATTTCATCATGAGTTGCTCTAATCTTGCCGGATTGAATATCTTTTGTGATACCCGGAAAATCTTCTTCAGCTACATCAAGTGCATTAACATATTTTTCTGCCCGTTCAATTGTCGAGTGACCGACTCCCATCTCGCTTGCAATTCGATGTGCTGTTTTATCTCTGATTTTTGGTAAGTCCTCATTTTGAGGACTTACCAAATCTGTGTACTGATTGCCGCGAAAACCTTCACCTGCGCCATGCGCATCTTTCTCCGCTTGATATCTACGTCCCATAAGAATGGTCTTTTGCGCTGCCGACAAGTTCCTTCTTCCAAGCTGATTAAGGCATATCCAAGATATCGCTTCGTAACGATTCTCAAATGTCTTTTCTTCCACTCGATACTTAAGCGTTGGATTCTCCTTCAGTATCTTGTAACGGTGATGACCGTCAACAATCACGCCGTTCCATGTAATGATAGGATGATATATCTCGCCATCTCGTAAAATGTTGAGCCTGAGATTTTTGAACTCGTCCTCGTCAAGCGGTGGAATTACTCTTTCAAATTCCTCATCAACCTGAAGCATCAATATGTTGTTCATCTTCGTCATTCAGGTCAAGGCTCACATGAATAGCCGCCCCTATCTCCTTCATTTTTTCTTCCGGCACTCTGCCGATCTTCCTAATCAGCCTCGACTTATCTATCGTCCGTATCTGCTCAAGCAAGGCAAGTGAGTTTTTCTCAAGTTCTTCATTATCAAGAGGAACATGGGTAGGCAAGGCTCGTTTCTTAAAGAATCGACTTGTAACCGCTGTCACGATAACTGTCGGACTGTAATGGTTTCCAACATTATTTTGAATGATGATCACCGGGCGTTTTCCGCCTTGCTCCGAACCCTTATACGGATTTAGGTTTGCGAGGTAGATATCCCCGCGATTAATCTTTTCGTCTTTCATTTTGAATAGACCTCCTATGTTTTGCCGATCATCTCAGCTATGTACGGGGACCCTGCCCCAAGTCCCCGCGGAGGTATCAATCATGGGCAGGCTCGCACAAGATATATGCAAGGTAGCTCAAGGCATCTTCATCAATGGGTTTGTGCTGATTCAGCATCATACAATAATGAAGAAAATAGTAAATTGCTTCGATGTCGTCTCTCACTTCGACTTTCACATCGTTTCCCGTTAAGGGATGATGGAACTCGCAAGGCTCTCGTCGGAACCAATTTACAAGGTTGCTGTTTTGGTCTGCAAAGCAATCTTCAACCGCAAGGCAGATATCGTCTGCCATCTTCAAATGTCGTTTTGATTCTCTGCTCCCATCCGGGGAAAAGCAAGCGAGATTGAGATGCGCATGAATAGTTTTGATACAGAGTGTAAAATCTCTGAGGGACATTGCCTCTCTGCCGTCCTTACATTCGGCAAGGATTTCTCTTACTGTTCTTTTCATAAAACTCCTTTGTAGCTAAGTATTTTGAAAAGTTGAATAGCCACTCCTTTCAGACTTCTCATCGGGAAGTCAGCTTCCCTTCGGAATGTGATTAAATAGAATATGTATCGGGATCATTCGGGAAGCGACCGCTATGTCCAATGCGGTCTGCTTTTTATCCCGAACTCCGTAACACACTCTATTTGTCCTCGACACCCCGAGTGTGATCGGCATAAGCCGATGTGGGAAGTCATCAAGCGGTCGAGTGCAAACCAACTCCATAGGAATCTCACCTCCCCCGGGTACTCCGCAGGCAGCGCCTTTCGGCTACTGAAGTATCATTGTCCCTTGTAAATGTCATCGCCCTAACCTACGGCACTTTGAGGTTTTATTTCGTATAAGTTTTATCGCTCGCTCTCTTTCGGGAGGTCATGGCGCACCTACGATCTCGGCTAACTCCGCTGCTCACGGACATTTTACAAGTAATGTGCTTGATGAATGGCTATTCAGTTTTCAAGGTTCTTTGAGGAGGAGATTTCATCTTGCCCCCTCAATTGGTAGCCAACGAAAAGGCACAAAAAGGGCAATAAAATCAAAACTTTTTCAAAAAATTTTTTATATTGCGCAATTTGAACTTAAATGTTCGATAGGGGATACCCATTTTCTTTGCCGCTTCGGCTTGCGTATAGCCATCAAATGCAAGCACTGTGAGCATTTCAATTTCATCTGAACTCAGACATTTTACTCTGTATGCAAGCTCCTCATCTTCAATTTCTTCAATCCACCAATACCTTGATTGCTCACTACTGCTATCAATGGTGACGGTTAATTCATCGAAAAACTTGTTGAGCAACGTGCTTTCTGAATCATCATCCTCGCCGTCATCGAAGTCACTCGATGAAAACGGCTGTGTGTGCAGGTGATACCGCCGATCACTCTTGTATTGCTCTAAGTCAAACTCATACATAGCTTTGATTTGTTCCTCTGTCATCCCCTGCGCTTTGTATTCCTCTGCCTGCTTCTTCTGTCTTGCCTCAAACTTTTTTCTTTCATATCCGTTATTCCAACTCATTTTTAATCTCCTTGAATTTTGAATTTTTGTTTTGAAATGTTTTGTTGAAAATCAAAATTCAAGGGATTAGGGGTATCTACCGATTTGTGTTTGCCATTGGCTATAAAACATAAAAAGTCCTTTCCGATGCGGAAACATCGAAAAGGACTCACATAACGCCGTACAAAGAGCAAGCAAAGTCGATCAGTGCAAAAAAGAAAAAGGCACCGTATGACAACAAGACAGAATTAGATTCTGTTACTTGTCTTCATACGGTGCCAAAACACATTACTGTGTTCTTTGGGTAGTCAAGATCGACTCCGCTTACTCATTATAAAGTATTGAATATTAAATTTTGGTTTCTATATCGGGAAGAAACGCGGGAGGTCTGCTATATGCCCTTGAAGTATAGAAATACGCAAGGTTCAAAGGCGTGACCGACTTGCATTTCTGACATTTGGCTACAATAAAGCCTTCCCTCATATTAAGTGTTACTGTGGCTAACGGAGTTGAACAATACGGACAAAGAATTTCTCGGAACTCGATATTTTCGCATTGAGACAATGAAAGCTCTATCTTTTCAATAACACTTGCTTCTAATGGTTTAGCGATAAACTTTGGAGGGGTTACGGTCATAGCGCACCTCCGATGTTTCCGAGCGATTTGACAATGTATTCGTCTATATCCCTCGGTTCAAACAGTTTCAAATCTCTCAATCTGTAAAACATACTCTTGTAGGAGACCTGAAAATGTTCTGCAACTTGGCTGATAATTGCACGGTCGCTGTCACAAAGGACGCTGCTACCGTACAGAGGAATTCGTTTGTGGGGTACAATCGAAGCTCGGACTCGATTAACAACCAACGTCTTTGGCATTAGCAGAGCCACACCCATCGATGTTGCTTTATTCTCATTGATATTGAACATCGCCGCAAAGTCCTGGAGAGAATACTCCCGCTCTGAATCAAACTCATTGTTATATGCCGCCGTTACTGGCTTATTATTAAGCAGATCCATAATGATGTGCCCTGCTTCGTGAGCTAAAACAAATCTCCTTCTCGTCTTGTTTTTCTCTTGACGGAGAAATTCATCAATGACAATCATGCATTCCGGTGGAATTACCTCCACTCGCTTGCCGTCACGCCATACCCACATAGTGTCCTTACCGTCTGCAAGGAAAGCCATTCTTCCCGCATCCTTGTCGGCAAGTCTATCATAAACGATTCGATAATTCAGATGATCGGCGATGAAGCCTTCTATATCAGTAGGATCACCTTGAATAAAGGCTCGATAATTGTATTTGCGAATTAAGCCTTCGCCAATTTCGTCGATTTCATCGTTTGTGTGATAATAGTACAATCGCTTTTCCTCCCGTTAGAGTTTTTTTATCACGTGCTCGGCAACACCTTGTATGTAACACTCCCTTACTATAATATCTTTCATCGTTTTGTTCTCCGGGTGGAGACGCACTCTCTGCTTCTCCGACTCGGGATAGTAGGTCTTTAGAGTAGTCTCGTTTCCAACGAGTGCTACCACAATGTCACCTGCATTTGCGTGATTCTGTTTCTTGACAACAACCATGTCACCGTCCTCGATACCAACTTCTATCATAGAGTCACCATGAGTACGCAACACAAAGAAATCTCCCTCTCCGAAAAGTGCAACCGGAAGAGCAACAAATTCCTCAAAATCTTCTTCCGTCAGTTCGGGTGAACCACAAGCGATAGCTCCGAGAACGGGTGCTCGGTTCATCTTGTAGTCAGATCTCTGCATATTGCGTGTTTCGATGTGTTTGCCATCATAGTCAAGCATACCCTTCTCTGCCATTTCATTGATATAGTAGTATGCCGTTGACTTGCTTGTACCAATTGCGGTGGCTATCTTCTGCATCGAAGGCGACCCATGATATTCAAAGAAATATTCCTCCACGAAAGAACTGATTTGCTTCATAACTTCGGGATTTCTTTTCCTTGTTCCTGCCATCTCGCACCTCCGCACAGTTCAATAGAACGCTTCGTTCTATTTGTGAGTATATTATATCATATTTCCGCGAAAAGTCAATAGGTCTTTTGCACAAGAAAAACGAGGTTGTCGTTTTAGAGACAACCTCGCAAGATTAACTGTGTATAATCGAAATATGAATCGTTATAATTCACTCATTTGAATATTTGAATCTTTTTTGCTATTCTTCTTTCTCAATAACAGAATTGTTAGTGGACTAATCGGCTTGAACAATCATCCCTCTCTTGCGCTGAATTACACCAATAAAAGAGCACGCAAAAATTATGATTGATACTACAACCCAAATAGTTGTTAATGTGGAGTCAGTATACGGAAGAATATGCGGAGACCCAATCAACCACAAAGAAACAAACACCGACATCGTAACTCCAATGAGCCACGCAAACAACTTCCAAACGATATGATGTTGTGTTAATGTAATCCCTAACAAGTACGAAAACAGGCAAAGAATTATTGCAGATAGCGGTAAGGTCAGTAGCTCAACATCATCTATTGCGAAGCTTTCCGCTAATATTGGAGATAAAGCCCAAGTCAGCATTACATTACTTGTTAGTGCCAAAAGCGCTTCTACTGTAACAATTCCACCGATGATCGTTTTGGAGATATTTGTCCGCACAATCATACTGTGTCCGATTATTACTAAGCCACATATTATCGCCCAAAGCGCATTAAACACCGAGAAAAAGAGGACCAGTCTACCGTTCTTTTCCAAAAGTCCCAACATAACAATATTCACTACTATTGTCACAACATACAATAATATAGCAAAGATAATTTTACCATTCTTGAAAGAGTATTTCTTAATAAACTGACTAACAATAGAAAAATGAATAATTGGAATGCACAAATCTCTAAAGAGCCAAATAGGCAGAATAACCGATCCAACTCCTATTAACCACATTATCAAAGAACAGAAAAGTACTAATATCGGAGAAATAAATAGCAAAAAAGATTTTTTCATATTCAGTGTTCCTCTCTTAATTCAAAGAATTCGGCAATGAATGCTCAATATAGGTAGAACCGTTATAGAAGCCGCAAGTAATAGTCGCAGGAATACTGGTCGAAGTACCGGAAAAATGCACATCAAGATCTTCAATAGCATTGATGAGACCATCGGGCATAATAATGGAAGTACTAATCCTATTATTAGAATCGGCACACAAATTCCAAGCGGAGATTGCAAATTTCACACAGTTGTTTGAGGTAAGGTGATAACCATTATAAGATGACAAAATAAGTGATGTTATTTGATCAATTTGAGCTTTGCTCGCTGTAACATACGAATATGTTTTACTACCGTACTTATCGTTAATATTCATCTCGTATATCTCTCGATTATACCACAAACCAACAAAGCTTCCATCTGTTGACTGATCAATTTGGCTTCCCCAACGTCCAATGGTAACCGCTTCACCTGCTGCAAGTTCGTAGTGACCAATGGTGTACTCGTGCGCAGAGTTGCTAATAATTTCTATCCAACCATGTCCTGCCATGCTGCCTGACATCATATTGTCAAGTGAAATACCACTCGCGAAAATATACACATCAAAGGTTCCCGGGAAAATCGACACAGAAAATGTTTTAGTTAAACCTGTTACTTTGTGGGTGGCGGTAATAGATGCAGACCCTCGGGACAGAGCTGTTAAGGTGTATCCGTTTATAGACACTCTTGAAGTATTAGAAGTTGTATAGGTGAAATCATATTTATTTGCCCACAAAGCGTTTGTAGGATTCTTTGTGACCTTCTGATTGAGTGTCTCCCCTACATCAACATTATTACAAGTAATGGAAAAGCCGCTCATTAGCTCTCTCTTGGTATGAGAAGATGTATTGCCATAATAATCGGTTCCTGCCACACGCCAAACGCAAGAGGCATAAGTTGCCGTTCCACTGGTTCCAGTTGTAGATGTCGCAGAAACACTTGAACCAGACAATTTTAAGTATTTTGAGTTGTATGCATTTTTAACCAAACAACCTCCCCCTGTTGCAATACTGATAGACCATTTGCATTGAGTGGGGACTGTAGAGCTTGTAACCGTTACAAGTTCAACTGCATTGCTACCACTACTCGTAGAAACCGCTAAATATTTAGTGGAGTCTGACACAGGCTGAATATAATAATAACTACCATTGTAAGTGATTTCCCAACGAATTGAGTTTCCCAAAGAGGAGATCAATCCAGATTGAGCGCTTAAACTACTGCTGTACCTCAAATACTTTCCACTGTTGTCGTTATTTAAGTAATATGTACCGTCATGAACTGTTTGAGATCGAGTACGAAAAACTTGTTCGATTGTTTTTTCATCATATGTATCTGCGCCTGCCAATACATCATATTTCGTAGGAATTTCGTTTTCAATTTCAGAAGCTGAAAAATCTGCCGCAGAACAGACCAATCCCAAACTCGAAACACATGATAAAATTAATCCTATAGTAAGTATAAGACTAATTAGTTTTGAATACTTTTTCGTTTTCATACCTTATTCCTTTCTTTAATATATTCACTTCGACCGCACAGAGCCTATGGCTCTGTGCGGTCGCTTGCAAGAACCCGCCATTTTTAAGCAGTCGTCAACTACATCGTAAACAGTTCCACACTCCGCAACTCGCAAGAGTGCTTTCATATGCAGGCGGTTCGCACAATTTCATTCGAAAATCTCCTCTTGCTTTAGTTTTATTTTCGCATTATTCAAGAATATAAATACTGCCGAATGTTCCGCTCACGTAAATATTTTCGTAGCCATCCCAACCGTAATGTGTAGTAAAGTTTGTTTCTCCAAACAGTCCGCTGTGATCTGTATACTTATAAACTACTACTGCATGATTAATATTATCATCTGCGTTTTGGGGATTGAATAGGTTACCAAAAAGAAGCACCGGATTGTCCGCATCAATACTGTTCATGATTGTATTGTTGTTGAAAAAGCCCCACCACTTTGAAACGTGTTTTACGGTCACCCCACGCCCGGAAAAGTAACTTTCACTTGTTTCTTTAATAGTTGTTGAATAGGTGCTATCCTCACTTCCGTGATTGCTTCTTAGATGCCATGCCAAGGACGCAGTTCCCCCTTTTAGATTGTTATGGGCAACATCACTCCAGTACGAATCATTCATATAGTTTGCGCTACTATTGTATTTTTCTTTATAAGCAATCAAC